AGGTATTTTGATGTTGATGCGGACGGAGATGGCACTCCCGCAATCAACATAAGGGGGGACGGTAGTGTTGCGTATAGATGCAAGGCCGTAAACTCATATTCGTTTGGTAATGTGATGGAAATCATTGATTCTGCTGCTGTTGAATGTTTTGCCCAAGGTAAAGTTACTCAAGCAGGTGACGAAGTTTTCAAATGCAATCGTGGAACGATGGTGAACTGTGTGGTGGTTATAGATGCTGCTTCTGGATCTGCGGGATCGGCAATAGTAGCCGCTACTGGATTTAGACAGAACCAGATAATAAACTGTTTGGTTATTAATGAGGATGGGGCAGAGAGCCATGTCGGCATAAGTTGTACTGGTGGTAGTCAGGGTGCCATGACTCTTGTCAATAATACCATATACAATATGGATGTGGGGGTAGAATTTGTAGAGGGGCCCACAACGGTCAGGACCTCGACACCATCGGCGATATATGGCAATATACTTTATAGTGTTGGTACTGGAATCAAAAATAGTAAGGGAACTAATAATATTACTTTTGGCCTTCTTGCATACCAGAATGCATTCGGAGCAGTTACGACTGCTCAGACTGCTGATCTTGCCGTGAGTTTAGATGACATTACCCTAACCGAAAATCCATTCATTGACACCACCAACTATCAGCTAAATAACGCGCCTGGTGGGGGGGCATTAGTAAAGGGCGTTCTTGGCATCCCCGATCCTAAAGATCCCTCTAAACTAACCTCGCTAGTAAGGACAGACTTCCAGTCCTCTGGTGGTGTTGCCCCTATTCCGATCAAAGAAACCTCTAGGAGCTTCTGATGGCACAAGGAGCAACAAGGACTTTGACAGATACTGCCGCTGGTACCATTTTAGGTCCAGGAGTCTCTAGTGTTCTTGTGAACGGGTTTCCTATCTCTGTATTGGGCGATGCCGTTGCTGGTCATGGAGAGAACCAGCACGCAGGTGCAGCAATGCTCATCGGGGGACCAAGATCGGTTCTTGCTGGCGGACAACCAGTGATTAAGCAAGGTGACCCTGCCACTTGTGGGCATACATCCACTGGATCTTCTAACGTACTAATAGGATAAACATGGCATACCCACACCAGACATTTTCTACTGTAATCACCAATCCAGACGGCACTACCTCTGGTGTAGACATACCAGATCCTCAGTATACAAGTGCGGAAAAGGAAGTAATCCAACTTGCTATTGACGGTGTGTCTCTGTTCCAAAACCCAGTAGAGGGTGACATCTTTATGAATGCGGCGGGGTTGAGCAGGGCATCGTCTTTGCTGACATTTCTGGGTGCCGCTGTGGCTGGATCAAGTCCATCAGTGCCCAACTACCCACCTTTATATCAGCAGACATCAGCAGCCGCTGCAGCATGCTCTAGTCTGGGTACCAAATTAACAACTGAGTTCAAAGATCATACTGCCAGAATCAGTGGTGCATCGGGTGGTTCCCATTATGATGTGTTCGATGGAGACCTCTTCGGGTTTAATGCACTCCAAGGTATAGCCTCAGCCATTAACTCTGCCCAGGATGCCATGAGAGGAGCAACCGCTCCCGTCGAGGACAACTATTCAATACACTTCTCCTCTATATTGTTCTCTGGAAAGGGATTGATGTCGGATATAGAGAGTTTTGTGGGTAGAGACGGTTTCTCCATCAACGGACAGAACTTGGGTTTCACCCTAGACGGGGAGTCCACCGTTCTCGACCCAAGTAATGTAGAGGTGGAGTTATCTGATCTGGGGGATATTGTTTCCATAGCAAATAGATTTTCATCTGATGCTTCTGATCTGATTACAAGGGATAACAAAGCATTATCTGACTCTTTGAACTTCCTCAAGAAGTATTCTAGAGGCGCGTCTGTACTCAGCATGTCGAAAGATACTGCTTTCGGGTCTGTATTGCTTGATAGCCTGCAGACTGACACCCTGAAGTCGAAGCTGGATGACGTCGACAACATATAAATAGAGCCATGGGGAGGTATACATGGTAGACTCAGTAGACAATTCTTTTTGGGCTATAGACATATTGGGATCCTGGATTGAAGTGGGGATGGTCCTAATAGTGGTTATGGCTGGTCTGGCGATAGGGGCAACCACCATCAATAGCAGTGTAAAAAACAAAAAGAAGATTATAAACCCATGTGCTTCTTCTTATAGGGAACAGCATACTAGAATCCATGAATTTCTGACCGAGATTCGTGTGAAACTGGGTGCTGAGAGAGCAGCAGTATTGCAATTCCACAATGGGGGCAATTTCTTGGATGGATCATCCATGAAGAAATTCTCCCTGACGCATGAATCCTGCGTGGTAGGCGTATCTGAATCAATGGGTTCTAGACAGAACTTACAGGTCACCGCTTTTATGGAAATGCTGGAGATCTTGTCCAGAGACCAGGCATCAGTCGAAATCACTTCTAGTCTCCCCGACTGTCATCTTAAGAGACACTTGGAGGCAAACCATACTTTAGTTTATTCTATGTTACCGTTAAAGAATGCAAGAGGTGTTTTGACGGTAGGTTGTCTGCTGGTAGAATGGTGCAACTGGGACAAGGCAGATGAGTTGGATGACGACTTAGTCACCTTAGAGATGCCACAGTTCGCCAGATATATTGAAGGACAGATGATAGGAGCGAACATTCATGGCTAATATAGACAGATGGCGAGATTTGGATCTAGACTTTATTGCACACCCCACCACTGGAGATGTAACAGTGAAGGAGGGGGTAGAAGCCGTAAAAAGATCCGTCAAGAATCTTGTTTTAATGGCAAAATATGAAAAACCTTTCAACCCAGACATAGAGCCTGGCATTAGAGAAATGCTATTCGAGCCTCTGTCTCCCGTGACTGCAATGCATTTAAGACAGAATATCGTATCTGCACTCAAGCAGTTCGAACCCAGGATCGATCTTTTTGAAGTACAAGTCATTGCAGATCAAGAAGCAAATGGCTTCAATATCGGGATCTATTTCAGAGTGAAAAATATCCCAGATCCAGTAGTTGTTAACCTGACACTAGAGAGGCTGAGATAATGTCTACAAGCAATAAAACGAATCTTTCGGTGAACAACTTGGATTTCGATTCCATTAAAAGTTCCTTGAAGAACTATCTGGGTGGTCAGACTGCTTTTGCTGACTACAACTTCGAAGGTGCTGGCATAAACATCCTGCTGGATGCACTTGCTTATAACACCCACTACGAGGCCTTCTATAACAACATGATCGCCAATGAGATGTTCCTGGATAGTGCTGCAGATAGGTCCAACATCGTGTCCCATGCCAAGCACTTGGGATATACCCCCACTTCGGTTAGGGGATCAGAGGCAACAGTGAACATCACCTTAGGAAGCACGGTAGGATACACTGAAAGTTACAATATCCCCAGAGGGGAGCAGTTCACTGCATCCAAGGATGGCGAGAGTTATACTTTCTCTGTTAAAACACCCACCAAGATCGACCTGGCCGCCACCAACGGATTCCACTTCTCTAACGTGGTCCTCCAGCAAGGGGTATCGAGATCCCAGTCTTTCATCTATGATTCGAATGACCCAAGGAGGAAGTTCATCATCCCAGAGAGCGATGTCGATACCTCAACCCTCAGGGTTAGGGTCCAGAATAGTGCCACAGACAGCACTGGATTTGTCGACTTGTGGGATTTGGGAACTAATTTCAATGACCTTACCAGCACATCTAAGGCCTACTTCTTGCAAGAGGTAGAAGACGGTAAATACGAGATCTACTTCGGAGATGGGGTGATTGGTAAGGCATTAGAGAACGCTAATCTGGTCACTGTCAACTATCTGGTTTCCGAAGGATCGTCCTCCAACGGCATTGGTAAAAGGGACGCATCTGGTAGTAGATCCTTCTCCTTCGGTAGTGGAAATGTTGTTGAGGTGGTATCCGAGGCATCAGGTGGAGCAGAGCGGGAGTCGATCGAATCCATCAGATTTAGATCTCCGCTGGGTTATCAATCTCAAAATAGAGCGGTGACCGTTAGGGATTACCAATCTATCTTGGTTAATGATTATCCAGATGTGGAGTCTGTTAGTGTCTGGGGTGGCGAAGATAATATACCACCAGATTTCGGGTCGGTCTATATTGCCTTCAAGCCTCAATCTGGATTGATTATCCCCGAAACCAGGAAGAAATCAATAGCAGATACCATCCTGAAATCTAAGAATATTGTGGGAATCAGGGTAAACATAACTGACCCAGACTACATCTATCTTAGAATTAGTTCGGCAGTCAATTATAATCCTGATGTCTCCTCCCTCCAGTCTTCTTCTCTTCAGGCGTTGGTTGCTTCTAGAATCAGAGATTATACGGACACCTATCTTGAGAAGTTCAGCAAAGGGTTAAGGTACTCCAAATTCCTGAAAGAAATCGATGACTCTGATGCCTCAATTCTCAGCAATGAGACCGACATCACAATGGAAAAGAGATATAGCCCCAACAACAATGAAACCCAGGGTTTCATTTTGGATTTCAACAACCCGATCTACCATCCACACGACGGTCATATGGCTGGAGTTGTGACCAGCAGCAGGTTTAAGATCTCTACCTCGGGGGGAGCCCAGAAAAATGTCTTCTTCGAGGATGATGGTAGCGGCAAGTTGAGACTGGTAGAAGACTTGGTGGGCAACACCGAGATCATAAATCCAAATGCTGGTAGTGTTGATTATGTAGCTGGCACGGTCAGCCTGTCTAGTCTGAACATAAACTCTTCTATCGATTACGAAGACATTAGAGTCAGAGCAGTACCAGCTACAAAAGACATTGATAGTAGCAGAAGAACAATCCTGATCATTGATCCAGAAGATTCCGAAGCGGTATCAGTGGTCATGTCTTCAGAAGTGCCTGGGGTTACTATTAACCCCTCATCCTCATCCTCAACTGGATCGGGATCGTCCTCATCCTCAACTGGATACTGATAAATGCTAGTACCTTTACTGCTACCACAAGATATAATTGCAATAATCAAGTTAGACGGTGTCTCCTTAGATATCGATAACGGAGTCTCTAATCTTGTGGGGAGACAGGTACCGTCGTTCGTAGCGACTGATCATACCCAATTCACCGAATTCCTGAAGCAATACTACGAGTGGATGGAGTTTGAAGATAATCCTAAGTATGAATCCAATAATTTAATAAATTATAGAGATGTAGACGACACCAAGGACGAATTGGTTAAAAGATTCACTAATGAATTAGCAAACGGCATCCCTGAGATCTTAGCGTCAACTGATACAGACAAAAGAAAAATGGTAAAAAGGATGCTGGACTTCTACCGTGCCAAAGGTACGGAGAAGTCATATAAGACTTTCTTTAGACTGCTTTTTGGTGAAGAACCGCAATTATATTATCCCAGTCAGGACATTTTAAAGTTATCTGACGGACGGTGGAAACAACCCTCCATCCTCAAGGTCACAAGAACCACTGATATTGCCAATGTACCCGATATGGTGGGAAGAAGGGTAGAGCAGGCTGGACCTACTTTAGGCTCCATCTCAGCCTACGGTTTTGTGGAGTCCACCAATCACATACTGAGGTATGATAATGAATTTATTGAGGTGGAACTAAGTGGTGTGTTCGGTTCGTTTGAGGCTGAAAAATATATAACCTTCGATCTAACTGGTGGTGCTACGACCGAAGAATACATTTATCCTACCGTGGACGTCATCGGGATCTCTGCCGAAGGTAGTGGATATAAAGTCGGAGATAAGGTTAATATTTCTGGATCTGCTACTGGTGTCGGTGCAGAAGTTTATGTCGGGTCAGTCGGGCCTTTGGGTGAAGTCAAAGGCTTTATAATAGAAGACACTGGCATCAACTATCGACTATCTGAAACACTGAGTGCTGGGATAAGCACCGACGGTGGAGGTACCGCAGCGGTCCTGGTGGTCACTGGTGGGGCTAGTATTAGACAGACCGAGGGATTCTGGGATGGTGGAGAAGGTCTAATAAGCAGTACCAGTAAGATAAGAGATGGTAATTATTACCAAGAATATTCTTATGTGGTTAGATCATCCAGGAACCTGCAAGAGTACAAAGAATCCACCCAGAAAATGGTCCACCCAGCTGGATTCAAACAGTTCGGCGAATACCTTCTGGAAGAGGGGGTATCGATCACAGCAGAAACTGGCAGGTATTTCAACCAGTATGAAGTGCCAGTGATCGGACATTATACCCCTTATAGACATGTCACCATTAGGTCCCTAAGGGCAAACGGGACTGGCGGCAGCGGGGGGCTAGATCTTTATCCAGCTGGTTACCCGTGGAGGCTTGCCGAAGGTAACACGTACTACAACGAAGACGATGATTCTGCACCAGCATCTCCCAGCTTTTTGAATCCTGGTGCAAGTGGTTCTTTGGGTGCCACCATCCACGTAGCGGAAAGCATTGGACAAACCGCTTCCTTCGGACCAGGTGGCACACAGAATGCTGTTCAGGGTTCACAATACGCGGTGGATGCGGCATTAGGGGGGACCTTTTACGGTCCTTCTGGTACAATAACTGGTGGGAACTATTGGGAGGTATACCCCCATTTTTCTACAAGAGGAATCAAAGGACTAGGATTCTCTAAAAATTACAATCTGGTCAGGCTTCAGATCTCAGATTCTGAAACTCCTTCGTCTGGTGATCCTTATCCTGCGTTCCAAGATGGGGAAATTGTTAGGCAGTTGAACCCCATTGGAGAAAGTGGCAGAACCATGCCAGTAGGAGAGGTAGTTTCCTCGGAGACCATCAGCGGGTTTGGTAACGTGAATATCAAGGCATTCTCTGGGAGATTTCTGATAACAGGTTCTGAATCCTTCGGTGCCACTTCTGGGTTGCTGGAAGGCATAAGCAGTGGTACGACAGCCTATATAAATACCGTTAGTGATAACATACCTGGCGGTGTAATTTCTAGCACTGAAATAGGTTCTGTTAAACTCAGTACTGTTCTCACCCAGTTAGATACGGTTACACTAACACCAGAGTGATATAAATGACATTTGAAACTCCATTAAAAAGATATGTTTTAAACAACGTTATCGAAGATCTATCGCCAGACTCTGATAACAGCCTTCTGTTCTTTATTGCTAGACCAGAAGCTGGGGTGTCTGCCGATTATACTGATTCTACAGAGTCTTACAACGACCTATACAGAAGAATGATCGCTGCGAAAAAGGTGACTTCGTCTGATGCGGCTTTGATGATTCCAGTCACCGCTTGGACCAGCGGCAGCACTTACGAAATGTACACCTCAGACAAAGATATGTCCCTGAGCGCGGAATCATCCTCAAGATATTATACCTACACTGGTGACCAGAAGGTTTATAAATGTATCTACAATGGAGCGACGGGTAGCAATGCCCTTAATAGCATTGTTGAACCGTTCGGAGAAAGTGAATCAAATATCAAGACTGCAGACGGCTATATCTGGAAGTTCATGTACCAAGTACCCCAGAATCTTGCTAGATTCGTTACAGCCGCCGAAGTTCCCATAAGAAATCTAGAAGTGGCAGAAGACGACCCAGTTAGGTATTTCGATACTAGGAGACTTCAGTATTCAACCCAGTATGCAGCAGTCAAAGGAAGTCTTTCTTATATTGAAGTGATGGATACTGGACAGGCATACGATAGATCAATCAAGAGTACCTCCACCACCCTTGCTCAGTCAGCCGCCAATACTGGTACTACTGGGTATGTAATCCTAGAAGCAGGATCTTCCGATAGCAATGATTACTTTAACAGTTATATGTTAAGAATCGTTCAGGGAACTGGGGTCGGACAGAAGAAGAAAATTACGGATTATGAAGGTGCCATTAGAAAGGCCACAGTAGATTCTAACTGGTCAGTGTTGCCAGACACCACTAGTAAATACGAGATCATACCTGAGATAGTCATTGAAGGAGATGGTGTTAGTGCCGACGCAAATGCTATCATGGACGTTAATGCCAGTGGCATCACTCTTTCTACGATCGACTTAGTCAATGAGGGTAGTGGATATACCTACGTTTCTGCAAGGGTTGGCACCACTCTCGGCAATGCCAGCGGTGCCACGTTGGATGCTCACCTAGGTCCTAAGGGTGGACATGGATCAGACCCAGAATCAGAGTTATCAGCAACCAAGATGCAGATTTTGGTAAACCTCAGTTCTGATATTTCCTTGATCACGGGTGATAACAGAGAAGGTGATTTCCCTCAGGTCAATAATTATTATCAGTATGGATTGATCAGAAACCCGATTCATGCCACTGGTGATAATAAAGGAGAAGTGGTGGGTATTGCTTCTGGATCTTTAACTGATTTAGTGATGGATGCTCTAACCGCAGATGTTGAATTCGGAGCACAAGCACTAGTCCCAGGAGATTTCGTAGTGGGACAATCTAGCAGATCTTGTGGAGAAGTAGAAAGATTTGTCAGAAGGTCGGACAGCAGAAGAGCAGTAGTAACCTTAAAGGATGTGGGGTCCAAGTTCAGACCAGGAGAGATCGTGGTCGGACTGGGAACTGGAGCGGTTTGGACTTCATCTGGTAAACCTTTCGGTGTCGCCAAGTACCAAGAGGAATCGGTCCCCCAGATAGAAGAAGATACATACAGACTTTCGACGATCTTGAGTGTTAGAGCGACGGGTGCTGACGCAGCAACAGCCTTCTCCAGATCTGACATAACACTCGATTTCGCGATCAGAGGTGCGTCTGGATCGACTGCTACCGTAATGGAATTCCTCCCCGCAGGCGGTGTGACGGCAGATTTATACGTCACCACCATATATAAAGGGGAGACAGCAGGAGCACCAGGATTCGCTATCAATGAGTTGCTATCTAACTCGTCGGTAGCATGTGCAATCGAAGGAATTAAAGTCCCAGAATTCGAGTTCGGTACTGGAGAGATCCTATACATAAAGAACACGACCTCTGGTATCACCAGAAACCTAGAACAAGAAGAGCTATTCAAGATCACTCTTGATATCTGATCGGAGAAGAGATGCCAAGATCGTATAATTCTGATCTTTTCAATAAAGACCCTTATTTCGACGACTTCGATGTCGACAAGGGCTATCTGCGTTCACTGTTTAGACCTGGCACTGCCGTTCAGGCAAGAGAACTGACGCAAATCCAGACCGTCCTTCAGAATCAAGTAGAAAGCATTGGGTCCCATATTTTTGAGAACGGTGCAGTGGTTGCTGGTGGTGGAATTGCAGAGGCGAATGCCTCCTACCTTAGGGTAGACACCGCTAACTCCCTTTCGACATCCAATCTAGAATCGTTAGTCGGCAAGACCATCTCAAATGGTACCGTCAATGCAAGAGTGGTAAAAACACTGGCGGGTTCAACATTAGACAAGGATCCAAATCAGGTTGTAATCTACCAGTACACCTCGAATGGGTCCTTCTCCGCTGGTGGCACCCTGGCAACTTCAGATGCTTCTGGGATCACTTTCGGCATTGCTGCTGGTGGGGTGACAGCACCCTCGATCGGTGACAATGCCACCTTCATTTCGGTTGATCAAGGTATTTTCTACCTTGACGGGTTTTTCATCAACACATCTACCCAGAATGTTGCACCGTTTAAAACGGCTGGTATTACCTATGCGGACAGTGATGACAGATACAGAGACTTTTCCAACCCAACCAGTTCGGTTGGTTGGTCACTGACTAGAGACATCGTTGACTCGGTTGAAGATAGTACACTTAAAGACCCAGCGGCTGGTTATTACAACTATAATGCCCCTGGATCGGACCGATATAAAATCGGGGTAACACTAGACTTTATCCCGTTCACGTCTTCTTTGGGCGATTCTTCTGGTCTAACCTTCGACAGCAAGAATTTCGTTGAATTGGTGAGACTCGTCAGTGGTAAGAGTACCAAGAAGGTGAAATATACAGAGTATGCGGACTTGGAAGAGACCTTCGCCAGAAGGACATTCGACGAGTCTGGAAATTATACTGTTAATACACCTAAAGTGAGAATAGTGGAGCACACCTCGGTATTCAGCCCAGGAGACTCTACTAAGTTCGCAGTCGGTATCGAACCCAACAAGTCCTACGTGGGCGGGTTTGAAATTGATACCCAAAGCACTACGTATATTGCTGCCGATAAGACCAGAACGACTAACATCGTTCCCTCTTTAAGCGAGTTCATGTCCACTCCAGTAGGAAACTACGTGCTGGTGGACTCTGGAGGTGCTTCTGGTTATGGCATCGGAGACCAGACGGTATCTACCCCCACTTCTTCTTTGGAAGATCTGGATGAGTTCTTTATCTACGGTAAGACTGGTCCCTTCAATGCCTCTGCTGGTGTCACTATTGGTTCCTGCAATGTCAGGTCAATCAGTAGAGATCCAGAGGGAACCAAGGTTAGTCTGTTCAATATTGATTTAAGAGCTGGTGAAGTGTTCAGTGAGTCGACATTCCTAGTATCCAACAAGTCGGTTGCCGCTGGAGGACATACTGGAGCCACTGGTTCTTATTATAAGTTGAAAGCAAATAGTGCTGGACAGACTGGTCCCTTCGACGCTAACTCAAGATCTTTAATATTCCCAGTTTCGAGCAACAGGGTGGTCTCCAACGGACCAGGATCCTCTACGCAGAGAAGATCGCAGTTCTTGGTCAACGAGGTTTCTCTATTCAATCTTCCAGAATCTTCAACCTCTTCCAGCATAACTTTATCTGGTGGTCGTTCGGTACCTGATCAAGACGATGAAAACTATCTCGTTTTCTATGGAGAGACTGCTGGTTCTCCCGCTTCGTTACTGCCTGAGGCTGCTTTTGATGCTAGTGTAGTGGGTGCCAACCAGCCTAACCCAACCATTACAATCAGCGGCCTAACAGCTGGTCCAGCTGGGGGAATCACCTTCGCGGTTGTCCATCCTGTAGTGTTCGATTCGACCAACATGTCTGGTCAAAACATTTACAGGACACTGAATCTAGACACGGTTACTGAAACTTCGGTTTCCTCCAGCACCACAGTGACCAGAGACGGCATTCAATGCATTGAATTTGTTCTAAGCGATGCCCATGTGAAAGAGATCACATATGCTCAGAACAACGCAACCGATATCACTACTAACGTCACTGGGTCAGGAATTGATTTCTTGGACGACGGTCAGAGAAGATCTGCTATCTTCAGATCTAAGTTATATGTCCCAGTTGTCGACCTAGTGGGCGACGGGTCTTATGACTTGATAGTCTCCTACACCAAGTACACCCACAGCGGAATAGGTCCAGTCACTCTGGATAGTTATCTAGATAACTCCGCTTCCACCAATTTCTCTTCAGTTCCAACGTTCGTAGACCCAGACTCTGGTGAGTCTTTCAGATTGGGTAACTGTGTCGACTTTAGACCAATACAAAAATCAGGGAATGATTTCAATGAGTTCGGTGTTCCCTTCGATAAGAGTGGCAGTGCTTCGAGCAGGATCGGGTACTCATACTTCTTACCGAGAATAGATGTGGTCTCCTTGTGTAAGGACAGAACTTACAGGTTAATCAAGGGTGTAGCATCCGATAACCCCCAACCTCCTGTCACCACAGAAGAAGACATGGATCTGTTCATTCTGGAGACCAGCCCTTACGTTTTCGACATCAACAAGGATGTTAACGTCAAGTATCTGGACAACAACAGGTTCACGATGAAAGAAATCGGTGAGATCTCCAACCTCACCGACAACGTTCAGAGAGACAGATATATTGAATTCCTCTTCAGTGATGCCCAATCCAGAGCCGCCAGTATCACTGGGACTGTGGTTAGTCCATCAGTGATGGTGGATGATTTCAGCAGTCACCAATTCGCAGATGTATTCAATAAAGATCACAACTGCAGCATGGATTATAGATTCAGAGGTCTCAGACCTTCGTTCGAGACCAGCGGTTTGGGTTTGACTCAGGCCACTATTCCCAGTGGTATGGTCCTTTCTGACAATAACGTCTTGACCTACTCCTTCAATGAAACCACAGTCTTCTCTGGTGCCACTGGTACCAGCACCATTCAGATCAACCCATTCGGTATCACCGATTTCCTGGGATTCCTGGAAGTATCGCCCAAGTGCGATTTTTACTACGATAATAACGAGAACCCATCGGTCTTAGTAAATACTTTCGGAGAGAACAACCAATACTTCGTTACTACGTCCTCTTGGGAAGGCGACGGAGGAAGATCCGCTGGTTGGGGAGGTCAGAAGGATGAGTTTCTAACCCACTGGTTCGGGACAGACTCGATTAACTCCTCGATCCCCGTAGTTGATCCCAGCAGCAGGGACTACAAGAGTCCCGTTAAAGGTGCAAATTCCAAGCTACCAGATAGGATCAAGAGAACCGTCAATGACAAGACAGTAGATGAAAGTGTCTTACCCAAGATGAGATCTAAGACGTTGAGTGTCACGGGCAAAGGCTTTTTGCCCAACTCGACTCTCTATGCATTTGTTGATGGTCAGATCATTGGGAACTCTGCTGATGGTTACACTGCAAACAATGTTGGTGGATTCACGGCAGAACTGACCCTGGATTCTGGACTGTTATCTGGCGAAAAATCTATCAGGTTCACCAGCAGTATCAGCAACAACCTGTCTAACACTTTGACTGCAGGAGATACGAAATACTTCTCCCAGGGTCTGCAGAACGTTAAGAACTCCACCATCGTCGCTGATATCGGGTCCAGTAGCAGAAGAAGATCTGCCAAGAGTGAGAACATTATTAGTGACACGTTCTTGGACAGTCTGGACTCCAACTACGGGGATGTGCAGAACGGTTTGGATCCTCTTTCACAAGAGATAATTGTTGACGCAGGAGCATTCCCTCAGGGTCTATTCTTAAGCAGCATCAGTTTCTACTTCAAGACAGTTGATCCTACTTTCCCTGTTACGATCCAAATTAGACCTATGATTAACGATGCTCCTCATGAATTTATTTCGGTACCTCACAGTACGGTGACTCTTGAGGCTACCGATATCAATGTCTCAGATGGACCAGGATCAGTCGCAACTAAGTTCTCGTTCCCATCCCCTGTCTATCTGCCACCAGGTAACTGGTCGGTCTGCATGTTCACTAACGGGGATCAGAATGCCTTGTTTAGGTCAGTGATTAACCAACCATACCTCAACACCAGTGGTGACACCAACACGGCTGGGGATCTCGTTCAGTCACTGAACGTCGGATCTTCTGGAATTAGGGTCGGGTCCCTGTTCATGCCCTTGAATAATGGCAGCAGAATGAAAACGACGGCTGAATCCGTCATGATGGGTATTAGCAGATGCAGTTTCACTGGAGGAAGCACTGGACTCGCTACAAGGACGGCATCTTTCAATACTGATCTTCAAGGAAGCATTATTGACGTTTCTGACGTAGTGGTTGCCAGCAACGACAACTTGTTCACCTCAGATACGGTCTTCCCCACGTTTGTAGTCAAGGACAACCTCAACGCAATGACCTACAATGGAGTGACTCCTAACAAGAACACTCCTCTGTCTGAGAAAATCAACGGTTTGAGCACAAACGGTGGATTACAGGTGGATCTAGTCTATAGTAGTACTACCTCTAATACATTGACACCAGTGGTCAACCTAGACAGACTAGGGTTGGTCCTATCCGATTCCAAGTATGACACGGATAACAATCAAACAGGTGTGGTTCTGGGTGAAACCTCTAATAACTCTGCAGCCGCCAACAATAGTGTATGCAGGTACATTTCCAAGAAGGTCAACTTTGGCAACTCTACTGCCAATGACCTGAGAGTGTTCTTAGATGTAGCACCCAATGAGGGTCATGTTAAGGTCTTCGCAAAGGTCAACAATAGTTCAGATAATTTCGACGACCAGACGTATACTCAGCTCTACAGAGATGGTGACACCACCAAGGAATTTGATAACGACATCGAGAATAATACTCTCAACACGTACACATATGCTCCAGCCACTGGCACCACCATTGGTCAATTCTCCACTTACGCCATCAAAATAGTGGTCTATGCAGAAGATGGTACCTCAGATCTCAATCTCCCAGTGATCAAGAATCTAAGGGCAGTGGCTATAAATAGCTGATAGACAAGGATAAGAAAGCATGCCATCAAGCGTAACACCCCCATCAGACGACAATGTAGCAAGTCTGTTCCTGTCGGACACCTTCTATACTTGGTTTAATGTCTCTAACGACATGGTGAACAAGGTGAACCCAATAGAGGTATACAGCATCACAGCTGATACCGCTAATTACCTAACTGGTAGTCAAAAAGACGGAATCCTGATTACCGACAACGGTAATGGCAACTACAATATTGGTTTAGATCTCCCCGCTAACATCACTGGTGGCATTACATGGCATGGCGACCATGTATTTAATGCGGGTATTTCTGGTCATATTGTCAACACTATCAACGGTTTGACTGGTGCCAGACAGGCTGTACAGACAATCAGCGGTCGAACCGCAGAATTCAGTGGAGGAACAGGAAACGTACCCTCCGCAGTCTTCTCAATCAATGGTGTCACCGCCACTGCAACTGGTGGTATGACCCTAGAAGCGGCTGATATTTCTGGTGTTGCTACCACTGGTGGGATCGGAACCATCCTTGCTGCCACTGGCGGTGGAGCTGGACCGTACTCCAAGAGGGTAGAACTTTTTACTACCACCCCCGAAGAAGATCAAACCGCTATCAGGATTAAAGGTACTACGGGAGATCTTGCACAAGTCGGCTTCGGTACTTCTTCTCTTACCTCCAGTTGCAGGATTCACGTGGCACAGGGTGGAAATTCAAACGGCATTAGAATGGTTAACGATGTCGACATTGGTCCAGACATTTATATGACTGCCAGAGGTCATATTCAGGCAGACAATGAGATGAAGTTCTTGACTGGGTTTAGTACCTCTGCTAGCACCCACCCATTTGACTTCAAGGTCGGAGACGGCAGTGGTCAGACCCATGGTGCGATGGACTCCATCTTCAGGATGAGAGCGGATGGTATTGACCTCAATAATAAGGTCTATGCACAGGGCAGTGCCGCTGGTGCCGCTGGCAAGGTCTTGAAGAGTACAGGTGCCGATCTGGCAGAATGGGTCTCACTGATTACAGTGGGAACTAAGAACGACAAGGATATGAGTACCATGGCAGTGGGAGAACTAAGGCAGTATGACCAGGCCGTAAACACTGACCATAATGATGTTACCACTGGTGGAGATTCAGCACCACCCGTCGGGACATCGATGGCCTTCACCAATTCCTCTGGACATACTATCCTTTATCACATTAATAATAATAGTAGGCACTCTAGCAGTGATAACGAAAGCGGGGGAACTGGACTGGCGAAGTCTGGCACAGACACGGGTAATTTCACCCTGAGTCTCGCAGCCAGTACTGGCAATGCAAGACTTTCTGGATGGGCATTCAGGCTCTCTTAGTAGGATAACACATGGCACAACCCAATTCAAGACAATCACTCAAAGACTATTCACTCAGGAGACTTGGTGCTCCTGTAATTGATATCAATGTGGATGATCAGCAGGTGGAAGATGCTCTTGATGATGCATTGCAGTTCTTTGCTGAGTATCATTTTGATGGTGTAATCGAAACCTTTATCACCCATCAGATAACACAGACTGATATCGACAACAAGTATATTGACACCGATGCGATCGACGATAGACTGGTATCAGTGACGAAGATTTTCAATCTCGCTTCGACCTCGGTCAACATGTTCGATGCCAGTTACCAACTAGCACTTAACGACTTTTTTGGTACGTTCACACCAGGTACACTGACTAATTACACCATCACCAAGCAACATCTGGAGCTTCTACAGGACATTTTAGATCCTGATAAGAACTTCAGGTTTAGCAGGGTGATGAATAGGGTGTTCGGCGACTTCGACTGGTCTGAAGATGTCAATGTGGGCGACTATATTGTCATGCAGGCATACACTGCCCTTAACCCAGAGACCTACACCGAGATTTACAACGACCGACTGCTGAAGAAGTATTTCACTGCTCTGATCAAGAGAGCATGGGGTAACAACCTTTCCAAGTTCACTGGTATTCAGCTGCCAGGCGGTGTACAGTTCGACGGGCAGAGAATCCTTAGTGAGGCGTTAGAAGAAATCCGAACAATCGAAGAAGAGGTGCAGGACAGATACGAACTGCCTCCCGACTTCATGGTGGGGTGATTTAAATGGCAATCAATCCTTATTTCAAGTCCCAGAGAGAAGAGCAGGATGTCCTCGAGGATCTGGCGATCGAGACGATCAAGATCCATGGACAGGATATGGTGTATATGCCCCGTACCCTAGTCAACGAAGACTCTCTGTTCGGGGAAGATGTACAGTCCGCCTTTAATGACGGATACGAAGTGGAGATGTATATTTCGACCGTGGACGGGTTCGAGGGCGAGGGAGATATCATCGCCAGATTCGGACTACAGATCAGCGATACCTGCACTCTGGTGGTGTCAAGGAAGAGATTCACTCAGTTAGTCACCGCTAACGACTCAGACATTTTAAAGCCTAGAGAGGGCGATCTGATCTTCTTTCCCCTAACGGGTGGTATCTTTGAGATCACCTTTGTCGAGGATGAAAATCCTTTCTATCAGTTGGGTAGACTTTATACGTATGATCTCAAATGCGAGTTGAAGAAGTACAGCAGGGAAACCCTCAACACTGGTTGGTCCGAGATCGACTCCAAGGATACCGACAGAGACAACCCAGTCATGGTCATCAATATCGGCGGCCATACTGGAGAGTTCAGAATCGGAGAGATCATCACAGAAGGCGGAGGAGGGACTGCAGAGGTTGTTTCGTGGGATACCAACTCCAATACCCTAGAGGTGGTCGGCGGTAGCAATATACCAAGCATTGCTATCGGAATCACAGGCGCCGATTCTGGAGCATTTGCCACGGTCGGATCTACTGGAGACCCAACCACCCCTACTGATACTACGAATGACCCCTTTGGTAATAACGGAGATATCCAGGGAGAAGGATACGGGTTCATAAACTTCTCCGATAAAGACCCGTTCTCGGAAGGTAATTTCTGATGTTCGACCGATTTTACAACCAAGCAATCAGAAAAGTAGTAGTAGCCTTAGGGTCCATCTTCAACGATGTATATGTTACTAGGCTGAACTCGGATGGTACTACTAAAGAAGAAATCAGGGTACCACTAGCCTACGGACCCAAAGAGAAATGGATTAGGAAGCTGAGGGAGTCCAGTTCAGACTTCCAGATGGAGCTTCCTAGGATGAGCTTCAATATGACTTCCATGACCTATGATGCAGGCAGGAAGAAGAATACCCTACA